ATGGATTTTTCTGCCCCCGACCAAGAAATAAAAACAAACCAAGCTTCAACTGATCCAATTGATCAGTTTCTTACCTGGAAGAGAGATAGTGAGAATTGCAGCGCTAAAACGGTGCGCAAATATCGTGGCTTGCTTGAGCAGCTAAAGAAGTTTGTTGATGGCCAATTTGGCAAGGTTGAACTGAAAGATTTGGAGCAGTTCTCCGGTGGTTGGCTGCATCGAGCTGGCTATTCTGCTGCGTCACGAAAGGTAGCAGTTGCGGCTATTCGAGGCTTTTACTCTTTTCTTGCTAAGCGGCGCCTTGTCGCCAAAAACCCTGCAGCGGATTTGGTTTACCCTAAAATTGGGCGCAGATTACCGCGATTTATGGGGCTCAAAAGTGCAGAGGCGTTGTTGTTTCAACCTGAGTTAACATCGCTGTCTGGTGTTCGAGATAGTGCGATGCTGTCTTTGCTGATTGGCTGCGGTTTTCGTGTCGCTGGCCTATGCGGTTTGAATGAGTCACAGCTTATTTGGTACCAGTATGGTGAGGTTGAACGTTTGGCCATTCGTACCATGGAAAAAGGGGAGCGTGAGAGATTGGTGCCCGTTCCCCTTGAAGCTATGCTGCTTGTTCAGGCTTATCTTGGCCATCCTGACCTTAAACAGGTTGATCGTCTGCTTGATGATGGCGACCAGGTACTGTTTGTAAACCTTCGTAACCGTCACGTTCCGGAATGGGAGCATCGTGGAGAACTGCGGCGCTTATCAACTAGAGCTGTTGACCGGATGATAAAGAAATATGCGATCGCTGCGGGCGTTCCGGAAGACCAAGCCCACGCTCATGCACTACGTCACTTGTTTGGTACAGAGTTAGCGGAGTCGGATTCCAGTACTCTGCAGATTCAAGCATTGATGGGGCATGCGGACCCTAAAACGTCAGAGATTTACACGCATATCTCGATGCGTAAGATGACGAACGTACTGGATAAAGGGAACCCATTAGGGAAAATTGATACGCCAGTTAGTGCCTTGCTGAATGAGCTTAGAAAAGGGAAACGCCTATGAAATTAAGACCACTGCATGATTGGGTAGTAATTCAGCGAGATGAACGCCCCAGAAGCCTGTTGTGGACGCCAGATAAGCCAGATAACACAGGTGAGGTAGTCGCCGTTGGCCCTCAGGTAAAGGAAGTCGCAGTAGGCGCGAGAATTCAGTTCAATCCTTATGCGGGGCTTGATGTCACCGCCAATGGCCATACCTGGCTGTTTATCAATGAAGCTGAGATATCAGTTATCTTCGACTAAAACCAACCCCTTACGTATTCCAAGCCCTGAATTTTTGAGAGCTCTACACCGACTTCCTTACTGCACTTTAACGTCTTAGAACTGATATAACCTGTCTTTAACTTATTTTCTAAACTCAGGTATACTGGATGTTAGCGGACGATTGCGGGAGCTTTGAGAACTCGCTTTCGAAACGACCAAAACCGTCAATGTGATACATATCACTAGCTGCACATACTGACAGATTGTGCAGCTCATCAGTTTACTGTGGTGCCCGAGCCTTTGTGTTTACTGGATTCAGTTTTCATGAAGGATTAGGGAATGTGCAGCTCAATCTCAAAATATCTCGATGTACTCAAAGATCACCAGGTCACTGCTCAAGGGGTGGGGGCTCGGCATAGAGATATCCCCCTGCTTGCAGAGGGGGGACGGTACCTAGAAAACTGCACCAAATTAGAACTCTCACTAAGTGCGCCTGAGCTTGAAAGAGCCTTCGCATGCTTAGCATTGCCTGAGCATTGGGCAGAGATACAACGCCATCTCGGAGCGCTGAAGTTTTTAGAGCTTTGGCGAGGCCTTGAAACGCTGCGCACTGGCCATCGACTAAGAATCAACGTGGCGCGTATGAGTAGTGACCACCTCGAAATGTCTGATGACGACTTTGAACTGTGGCTAGATGCTCAACGCCTATCTAAGCCCTGGTTCGAGGTCTACTACACGACAAGAACCGAGCAGTATCGCTATATTTGGCAAACGCTTTATCAAGCGGCTTATCACCCTGGGCGCCGCACCCTGCGCATTTACGTGCCGAGCTTTAATTTCTGGAACAAGCATTTAAAGCGTGTGCTGATGTTCAACCTTTTGGCCGCAGGCATGCCAAAAGATAAAGTTTCGCACCACTTGTTACTCTGGACTGGGCAATCTGCCTCTCTCACCCGAATCAACCTTGCTTCTAAGCTGCTAGCAGAAATGACTCCCTCCTTTCAAGAAACAAAATCGGGCGAAATGGCGTTATGAAACAGAATAATCAGCCTAAATCCATGGTTACATTCAAGTGCAATACCTGCGAATACACCTTCAAAAGCGAACCAACCCGCATTGAAGATGAGCCCAATCGCGCCCACCCATTTCGATACTTTGCGGTGTGTGATGGCTGTCAGCGAGAGGTGCAGCAAGTGCCTTGGGAAGTTGGTCAGTTTTGTGCGGTATTAGCTGCGACAGGCCCAAAAACAGCGGAAGGTAAGGCGCGATCATCAGCCAATCTTCAGGCTGTGAGCGACAGAGCACTGAGCCGATTCAATGCCCTGAAGCACGGAGCAACGGCGAGAACCGCCTTGTTTTTCCCCGCTCGCCCTGGCAAGTATCCGCAGTGTGCTACTTGTGATGTTGACCAAACGTATTGTGCGACCCAGCCTGCATGTATCAAACGAACTGAATTGATGATGCAGCATCTTATTGCGTTTCAATCCAACGACCCGAGCAAGCTCACCGAACTGCACGCCATCAACCAAGCAAACATGGCAGCGATATTCCAAGACATGATGCAAACCATTGTTGCTGATGGCGTTGCCTTGCGTAATCCAGTGTATGACTTCGACAAAGAAGGTGGTTTTCACATCGGTCAGTACACTAATGACCGTGGAGAAAAGACAATCATTGAAGAGGTCAAAGCACACCCACTGCTAAAACCTATGCTCGAGATGCTGAGCAAAAACAATCTCTCGATGTCCGATCTCAACATGACGCCGAAAATTCAAACAGACCACGGTTTGGAGTTGGGCCGGATGCAGGAGCAAGAGGATGAGCGTGAATCTGCACTGGAATATCAGAAGCAGATGAAAGAGCAGATGTCGGGCCTGCGAGAAATGATTGCGCGCTCTCGTCAGCGTATCCGTAATGACGACATCCTCATTGAACACAGCCAGGAACACGGCGCTGAGGATGGAGACTACATCGATGGAGAAGTCGATCGTGGCTGACCGCATTAGCGCGAAAGAGCGCGTCGAAATTCAGAGTCGAGCGCAAAAAGAGATCATGCGTTACGCAGATAACCACGGCATGTGGCACAAACACGTTCACAATGTCGAGTTGGACCCTGTTCAACTGCTCAAAATGGAAGAGATGGATATCCATCAGAACACGGTTGATTTCAGTTGCCGTCGGACAGGTAAAACAGCCGTAAAAGAGATGTACTTTCTCAACTGGAACGCCATCAATGGCGATCAAGAGGGGGGTATCGTTGCGCCCAGAGAAGCACAGTCATTGGTGAACCTCGGTTATCACCTGGATGCCATTCGTCGTTCCGATATCTTGAGTGGCTTTATCGCTTACAAGTCAGGTCGCAAGCAACTGGCCGATACCTACTATGAGTTTGCCAACCGTTCCAAAGCACGGGCTTACGGTATCATGGCCAACGTCGATGGTGGCGATTTGACTTGGGCGTCATTGGAAGAAGTGGACGACCTCGATGCCGATCGTCTCTATGGCCGTTTCTTATTGATGATGGGTTCAAGTCGTCGTTTGGGCGCGAGTAAAACTGCGATAAACAAACCACAAATTCGTATCACCGGAGTATTCAAAGGTGCCGACACGTTAAGCGGCTTGATTGATTCTGGCGAGTATCACTGCTTACCTACTGTTGATTGTTACCTCGGCATAGAGCTGGGTATTTTGAATGAAGAGTTCATTATGTCCATGCGTAAGCAGCTGCCTGAGGATGAATACATTCGTCAGTTGCTGTGTATCAACGTGGCGGCAAAAAACCTCATCTGGGAAAAGTACATTCGTTACGCCATTCAAGTTGGCGCCAAAATTGGTTTGGAACCTGCCGAACCTGAGCCCTATGCGGTATACAAAAAGCGCGGCGTTATCGCTTGGGGTTATGACCATACAGGCCACGGTGAGAACCTTGCCTCTTCGCGTTCGTCATTGGTCATTGAAGAGCAGGTGGGCAATTGGTCTGTCGTGATCTTCTGTAAAACGTGGCACCCGGGAACCGATGAAGGGGTGATTCGCAAAGACCTCGTTGGGTTCTGGCGTTACTTTCGCCCCGATTATGCGATTGGTGACGCCTTTGGTATTGGCCTAATCACGCAGGTTAACGATGATCTTTTTGCTGAAGGGTTAACGCAAATTGACCGCCGAACCATTGGCGGTGGTGAAAGCACCGCATCCACTTGGCCAGAGTGGGCATTCTCACCGCTCCGATTTGAAGGGATGGCCAAACATCAAATGGCGCAATCACTACGCAGCGCATACCACAACAGACAAATGGTGTTGCCGTATGTCGATGACAGGGAATCAGACTCACAGTTGGAAGACTATGTTGCATTACCGCGGCAGTTAAAAAACATCAAACCTTCACCGGTTAAAGCTGGCAGCTACAGCAGCTACCAGATGGTGAAAAAAACCATTGGCGATGACTTATTTGATGCACACATGGCAAGCCACTGGGCGTTAGTTACCCAAGGGGCTGCACCTGTCCCGAGTATCATCACCATCAACCACAAAACTCGAGAGCAACTATTAGGCGCACCAGGCGCATTCAACTTGTTAAGGAACCTACGATGAGCAAGTTATCCCAAATTTGGGCCATATTGAGAAACAAGCCTCTCCCTTCCGCGCCTAATACTTCCGGTAATCTGCATGGCCATGTCACAACTGAGAAAGGCCACATCGCAGACCCTGAACGTTCAGTGCAATACCTTTATGACCAAATGCAGATAGACCCAAACTTACGCGCCGCCATTGTGATGTTGCGTTATATGGACAAGGTCGATCCTCGGGTGAAGAAGATTCATCGCCGCATTGCGCGTGATGCCACCAAAGGCGGTTTGAAACTGCATTGGATTGGTAAAGAAAGCGTCCGTATCAGCAAACTTTGGCAACAGTTTACGCTTCGCTTGCAGCTCAACAACCGCATGAAGTTAATGAGCGATGCCGCAGGCTTGGCCAAAGAAGGCAACTTACCGCTGCAGTGGGTGGTCAACGAGCAGCGTCAGGTGACAAGCTCGGTACGTATGCCGACCGAAACGATTATTCCCATCGTGGACCGAACCGGACGTTTCAAAGACGTCAAACAGGCATTTCGTCAGGTAGACCCACTGACCTATGAAGAGTTGTGTACTTTCCCGCTCTGGCAGCTCACCGTAAGTCGGTTAGACCCAGATAACTTTGATGATATGGGTTGCATGGGACGCCCATATCTCGATGCCGCAAGGCCCATCTGGCAAAAGCTGATCATGACAGAAGAGGATCTGGTGATTCGTCGGCGAACTCGAGCACCGCAAAAGCTAGCGCATTCGCTCGATGGGGCTGATAGCAAAGCTTTAGATGAATACCGTGAACGAGTGGAAGGACAATCGGGAGAAATCGCCACTGACTTTTACGGCAACAAACTGAGCGTCACGGCCATCGGTGGTGATGCCAACCTTGAGCAAATCGCCGATATCACACTGCTCATCGATGCCTTCTTTTCCGGAGCGCCTGCACCTAAAGGGTTGTTTGGCTATGTAGACGATCTCGCTCGAGACGTTCTCGAAGATTTAAAACGCGATTACTACGAAGAGATTGATGCCCTGCAAGATGCGCTGGCGTATGCCTATGAAGATGGTTTTAAACTGCAACTGCTGTTAGCCGGCATCAATCCGGATTCGTACCAGTTTCAAATCCAGTTTGCTGAACGAATGACAGACAGCAAAAACCAACGCGCAGACTTGGCCCTTAAATATCAGGCATTGGGTATGCCGAGGAAATTAGCTTGGGAAGCGGCGGGCGTCGATGTTCAACGCGCAGAAGCCATGCGTGAGGATGAAGCCAACAGTAAAGACCCATACCCAGAAAACCACGACATCGATGACGAGGACGATAAGCCGGCGCATAAAGTCAGCATCACCCCAAACAACCAGCCGAAAGGCGAGAGTGCAACGTCCATCAGCAACGGGTAATACTCATGGCAGTTAATCAACGTACACAAGTTAAAGCGACTATCCGCAGAGCGATGCAGGCAGCGCAGCGTGCTACCAATGAGCTGGATGCGCAAGCCATGCAGGAACTCGCCGATCTTTATCAGGCGGCACTGGTCGAAATCCAGTTTCTGATTAGCCATGCGGCCGATGAATTAGGTCAAGTTCGACTTTCCCAGTTACACGCCATCACTAGGCAGATAGAGGAGATTCTCAACCAAGTAAACCAACAGCAATCGAGCATGGTGGAAGGGTATATTGTTGAAGCGGCCAAAAACGGTGGGAACACGTTCAGCAGCAGTATTCCTGCCGCAAAAGTTTCAAAGTCGATTGATGCTGCCGTTCTGGCAACCCGAACCATGCAGCAGAAAGATGGGTTACAACTGAGTGATCGCCTTTGGCGGGTTCATCGCAACGCCAAACAAGAGCTAACCAACGCAGTAGAACGCGCTGTTATCCTCGGCCAGTCAGCCTCCGAAGCTGCGCAGGATTATCAGCGCCGCATGCAGCCTGTTCCGTCCAATATTGCTCAGCAAATGAATATGGCCAGCAGCTCTGGAATCAATAAGAAAGTCAGTGATGTGTTGATGGAAGAACAAGGCGCACCGTATCACCAAATCAAGCGAGTGATGAGAACGGAGATTAACCGAGCCTATGGCATGGCGTTTCAGAACTCGGCCTTTGAAGATGAGTTTGTGGTGGGGACTAAGTTCAAGCTAAGCCCGAATCATCCTAAAAAGGATATCTGTGATATGCACGCCACGGCCAATCTTTATGGCCTTGGCTGTGGCGTATACCCACGAGGCAAAAGCCCATGGCCAGCGCATCCTAATACCTTGAGTTATGAGCAAGTGGTGTTTGTTGATGAAGTGACGGAAGAAGACAAAGCAGGCGCAACAACACGAATTGATTGGCTGAAAAGCCAAAGCCAAGCGACACAGAAAGCGGTGCTAGGGCATAACAAGAAAGTATCCGCTTTACAACAAGGCCACTTAACCCAAGGGATGATTGCGACCCCTTGGAAGCACCTAGAGCCAGTGCTGAAACGAAAAGGCATTGATACTGCAAGCCTGTGAATAACTTGCCCCCTGTTTTCCACGTGGCAAGCTTTATAATACCTACGTCAGTTAAAAGTAGGACTGGATATAACCAGCCAACGCTAGGAGCTAAAAATGAATACGGTAAAAAAACATCAGCCTCAGGATAACGGTCAGTGCGTCAGTGAAGTGATGTGTCTGTGTGGCCATCGCATCTGCGACAGTGAAGGCATCATTCGTTCTCGATGCGTTAAGCTGCTAGAAGGGGAAGCGCTATGCCGTTGCAAGCGTTGGGTAAAAGTGCCAGTGGTAAAAAAAGCCTGATGATTCAGGCTTTGACCACTTCACAGACTCTCTAATGTCATTGCCAACTTATCAAAATCTGCTTCGATATCTATGTACTTGCCGTTTGATAATTGCAGCCTGCATTCCCCATTGCCAATATCTAATGTGTTGACGATGTGGCTAGCATTAACAGTGACTTTATCACCTGTGCCGGTTACTTTGAAATTTAAAAATTTACTCATTTATCTTTCCTTATAGTTTTGCAATATAATCTTTTCCTGAGTCTTGATGCTTTTGGCCTTTGCAAATTGAAACGCAAGTCGACTTTTGAATGCGCAACATTTTTCCATCAGGAGATATACCGAACGCACAATTCTGACCTGATGCTGAAAAAGAATTTGGAATGTTTTTAGGACGTTCCGCCACTTTGAATTTGATATCTACTCTGTTCATTGGAGTCGATAGATAAGTCCAGTCGCTTAGTCCGTCATAGGTAAGGTCTGTGCTGTATTTATCTAACCCAGGGCATTGTGCTAGAAACTTATCCCAACTGGTATTTGCAACGGATACTAGTTCCTCCTTCCCATCAAACTGTGGCTTTGCTAAAGAAGATTCTTCACCACATCCTGAAAGAACAAACCCAGCAAGTAAAGTAATACCAAGTAACTTATTCATAACTAATTCCAGTGAGTGCATATTGAACAATACTTTATAAGCATCTTGCTGCATTCTGCATCTTGACTTTCATAAAAATGCGCAGTTAGTCTCAATATATTGCAGCAAAATCTGCAAGTTGGCTTAGCATATGTTTTTGTTATTGGCCGAAAATCGAAGAACTCTCACGATAAGGATACTGGGACAGAAGATAACGTTTAGTTATCTTTTAAACCCTCCCAACGGTTACTTTCATCACTCAAACTGCCCTTAATTGGCGACCGAGCCCCTGAAACTTTCAGGGGCTTTTTTCGTTTTAAGGACAGGAAATGAATCAAAGACAATTGTTAAAAGCCTCTGGCGTTTTGGTACTGGGTGCAACCACAACACAAGGGGTGATTCATCTCTTATCTGATGCGGTCAAGGTGGATACCGGAGCCGCAAAACGCAGTGTTGTCACGATTACCCGAACCGGCAGATTTAATGATCCACGTTACGGCGAATTTGAACTGACCCAGAGCATGTTCGATTCCATGATCAAAAACTTCAACGATGGGGTTTATGGTCAGGAGATCTTTATCGACATCGCGCACAAGCCAGAAGATGGCGCAGGGGCGGTGGTGAAACGCCTGTTTACCGACCGTGGACGTTTACGTGCAGAGGTGGAGTGGTTCGAACTCGGCATTAATAAAGTCACCAAAGAAGGCTTTAAGTACTTATCCGCCGAAATACATCTCAACTATGTCAGCAACGAGGCCGGAACCAATGGCCAATATTCTGAGTTTGGCCCAACCCTGCTAGGTGCAGGTTTGGTCACGCGTCCATGCATCAAAAACCTAGACCAAATCGAACTCAGTGAAGCCTGCCTTCACGAATGCCCCACTTATCTTTCCGAGTCTCTTGCTCAAAAATTCTCTGAGGAACGTCAAACCATGTGGAAACAACTGATCGCCCAGTTTGAAAGCAAACTGAAAGGCATGAAACTCTCTGCCGAACAACACACAGCCATGGTCAAACTGCTGACTGATTCACTACGCGGCATCAGTGATGAGACCCAAGCCACCAAACTGAGTGAACAGTTTGAAGGCGTGGCCATGCAGCTTTCAGAATCCGGCAACCCTGCGGTGCCGGTGATCAACTTAACGGGCGGTTCGCTCAGTGAAGCGGACGTGCTGCGTATTCTTGGTGAGCAAGCCAGCAAAACCGCGCAAGAACAGGCGGAGAAACAGCAAAAGCTCACGGCGAAAGTGAAAATCTTCACGGAAGCGATCGACAAAGCGGAAGGGCTCAGCGATGAAGTGAAGAAAGAGCTGAAAGAAGCGTCTGCGCTTATTAGCGTTGATATGTCGGATGAGCAGATCACCAAACTGGCAGAAAACCAAATTAAGCACGGCAACGAGAAAATGGTCTCCATTCAGTTGAATGGCTTAGGCTTTGGCAGTGTCACTGGCTCTCTCACTCAAACACCCGACCAGCAGCGTGAAAGCTTGCAGCTGCAAGCGCAAATTCACTCGGCGCTTCGCAACACCAATACCTATGCACTTGGTCAGTTGCGTTTAACGGAAGAGAAAGAACTGCCCGTGTTTGCTCGCCAAGTGCTGGCTGAGTTCGACCGCTTACATCATCACAAGATTCATGCTGAACGCTTGGCGTTAACAGGCCAAGGTAGCGCCAACATCGTGTCAGATAGCGAACTGCCTGTTTCTGTGCAGCGCGAAGTGATTCGTGAAGCGCTTTCTGACCTTAACGTGTTGCAACTGGTACAAACGCTGACTGATTTCAGCGCATCAGCGACAACCAACATCCCTTATGAAAACCGCGATGTGTCGGCGATCATGGGCGATGGCATTGTGTTTGAGCACGGTACCATTCCAAAAGTGAAAAACTCGCAGCGCATGGATTTGGCGTATGTGTTGCCAATGAAAGTGGCGTTTGAAGTATCGAACGAGCTGATGCATTTTTCCAAGTCGTCCACCATTAACTGGGATGCTTGGGGGCGCAACGTCGCAACAGCAAGCCGCATCATCAAAGAACTGGTCGCTCGTCGCATTGTGAACACCATGCAGCGTGTAGCGGACTCATACCTTGCAGCGCCCATCCAAGGCGAAGACATTGCCAACCAACTGCAAGACAAAGCGGAGTTTAAAACCGCTCAGTTCCCGATTGTGGCGCCGCATCAGCAGTATGATTTGCAAGGCAACACAGTGGGTAACGCTGAAAACCCAATCACACTACAAATTGATGGCACGACCATTCAGCCTTATGACGGCTCAGGTACTCAAGCCCCTGCCACGTACTACATCGTGACCTCTTACAACTTAGGTAAGTTTGTCTTGGTTAATGAATCGGGCGATCTGAAACCAGTCACCGCGACTGCGGCGATCGTGGGCTACAGCTTTGCAACCAATATCGTCAAAGTAGATAGCGATATTCCAAACGGCATCACGCCAGAGAAGCACTACAACAAGCTGCTTCAAGCCATTGGTCGCCGTAAAGCCATCATGAAAGATGATCGCTTTGTCACGCCAGATTTCTTGCTGATGTCGAACACCCTTAATGATACCTGTACCAATGCGGAGCAGTTTGTCGCCTCGATGAAGCGCAACGGCTCTGATACCACCGCACAAGGTGACTTGGAAATGGTGAAAGCACTGCCTGCGTTCTCAACCAATGCGCCAGCCACGCACTTGGGTGATGAGCGGATCATCATGGGTCAGAAAGGTGCGCTCACTTACACGGTCGTTAAGCCATTCACGCTCAGTGAAATGCAAGAAGCGCGAGATGCGCACGGCCAACTCAAAGGCGGTAAAGAAGCTTACGGTGAAGAGTACAACGCGATTCACTGTCCGAAGCCAATCCGTAACCGCTTTACCAGCGTACTCTTCTATTCACAGTCAGGCCGCTAATACGAGCCATTGCCCCGTTACTGCCTTTAAGGCTGCGGGGCTTTTTTTCTTACTCATAGGTTTAGGTGACCCATCATGTCTATCACTACTGCATTTACCAACCATTCAAAACAAACCGTGAACATCGGTGGCCGCTCAGTTCAGCCCGGTGAAACTCGCGAAGTGGATGCCCGTTTTGTACCGGCATCCGCCGAAATCAACCGTAAGTTAATGGTGCTGTTCATTAACTTTGGCATTACGCCCAAATACTTCGGTGAAACGGTTGTGCAGCCAAACCAAGCTGCACGCCTACCCATTATTCATTTTGAAAACCCGAACAAAGCCAATGCGGGTAAGTTCCAAGATCAGGTATTTGAGCAACTTCTGGCGCTCAAAATCGACGATATCAAGCCTTTCTTTTCCTCGTTAAACGACGATGAGTTAAAGCGTTTATCAGAACTGGAAACTCTCGACCAGAAGCGTAAAGGGCTACTCAAAGAGATCGAAGATGAACTGGCGGTACGAACTGCTGAACGTGATTTTGACCCTGCCTCTTATGCCAAAACGCTCGAAGGCAAAGACGAAAGCGAACTGCAAATTGAGCTGCTGGCGGTTGGTGATGACCAAGTGAAGCTAGCCCTGATTCAAGACGCGCTATCTAAGTTAAAAGCCACCTCTGAACAATAAGTTAATGGTTGGTACCGTCATTGATGACGGTACCAACTAAGGAGCAACTATGTGGGACAAAGTGAAGTCTCTGATTGGGGGCGCAGCACCACTTGTCGGCAGTTTGGTCGGTGGGCCTGCTGGTGCTTCCGTTGGCGCCCTGATTGCCGAAACGTTAGGGGTGGAGAACTCAGCGGAAGCGATCGAAGCAGAACTGGTACGTAACCCAGATGCTTTGGTCAAAATCAGACAGATGGAAAGTGAAGAGCGTGTTCGGTTGCGTGAGCTTTCCTATCAGCAAGCGGAACTGGAAAGCGCTGAACGCAAACTCGTGATCACAGAGCAGCATAAGTTGATGGTTGCTGAGCTGAACAGCGATGATGCGTATGTTCGCCGTTGGCGTCCGACATTTGGCTATGCGGTTTGTTTAGCTTGGACATCGTTATTTTTTGGTATTGCAGGGCTGATGTTGTTTCATCCTGAATTTACTGAACAAGCTTTTACCGGAGCGTCAAAGCTGACGGCTTTGTTTTCCGTCGCACTAACGGTTCTTGGTTTGAATATTCACAAGCGCTCACAAGACAAACAAGTTTCCGCTGGTATTGCGCCAGCGGGTGTACTTGGTGGCATTGCTTCAGCACTCCGTGGAGGTGCAAATGTCCGGTAATCCTGTCTCTCAAGGCGAGTTTCACTCTTTTCGAATTGAAATGCGCGATTACATGAAACAGCAAACGCAGTTAATGCGCCAAATGGTTGAATTGCAAACCAAGCACTCGAATCTTGAAAGCCAGTTCATACGCTTAGAGCGCACGGTTGACGATGTGGAAAGCCGACTTCGGCCACTAGAGCAAAGTCAGAGCGGAACCAATGAAAAAACCAAGTACAACCGTGATCTTATCTGGTTGTTACTTGGAGTTGTCTCTTCCGCATTCGCTTACTTCGTCCGTAAATAGGGGGATGGTATGCAGATTTCTACCCTGACTGAAAGGCTCAAAAACGCGTTGATGGATAGTGCAGAGCTTATCAGTGGTTTTGAACAACAGGTGATCGAGGTTGCCTTAGCCGATTACAGCCGCTATCGACCGCAAAAAAAGCTAGGTACCTTTTCGCTTATGACAGGCCAAATGCTCTATCTCGCACCTGCCGATCTCATGCAGGTGCGTACCGTTTTATACGGGCAAAGCCAGCGTGCGAGAAATCCTTGGGAAAGCGGTTACCCGCGCAGCTTGCCAAGGCTAACGGTGGTTGAAGATGACCAGGATAAAAAGTGGTTGCAACTTTCTCACTTCCCCGCCGATTCGGTTGTAATGAGCTGTGGTCGAGACTTCTCTTACACCTATTACGCAGCACGTAAGATAAGTGGCGATAGCCTCTCGATTGACATGCAAGATGAGCCGCTGTTGCTGCTTCGCTGCTTAGCCGAGGCGGTGAAGTACATCATGGTTCATCAGCTAAATAAAACCGTTTCGGTTCGTAACAGCATCGGTGGGGAAGCCAAGAACGGCACGCCAGCGGCGGTACATCAGCAATTGATGAACCAGTTTATCGAGCAGGTGAAACATGCGTGAGCTTCATATCGACATTGATATCTCAGCCTTGGATGAAGCATTTCGAACCGCTCCTGAGGTTTTGAACCAGCATTTAAAATCTGCCGTTAGCTATGCTGGTTCGTTCGTCTCTCGAGCGGCGAGAGAAGAGGCGCCTAAAGCGGAAAGTCTATTAGTCAACTCAATACGCTCGAATGTTGTCGGGGAGCTTAGTCGCATGATCACCAGCTCACTGAACTACAACAATTGGGTTGTGCAGGAAACTGGCCCCCAAGGTATGCCGCCTCTGCAATCTGTCTTGGATTGGGTGAAGGTGAAGCGGATACAACCAAAAACACCCAATACTGACCAACGAGACCTGGCATTTATGATTGCACGTTCAATTGCCAGAAATGGCACGCCAGCGGACGATTTTTACGACAGAGCGGCAGAGCAAACGCAAGACAAAGTGTCTGACATTCTCAATGCCTCGGTGAAGATGGCATTGAAGCAAGCGGGATTAAGGAGTGTGTGATGGCGCAAGAAGAACGCAACCTAAATCAGATTATTGATGCAATAGTGGCAGGGTTTAGCACCCGTTATACAGAGCGCAACGTAAGCCGCAACTGGCAAGACAGAAGCGCCTACAAAAATAGCGACTTGGAGCGCGGAGAGCTCACGGTGATCTATACAGGGGAGATCCCCAATGATGCTTACAACACCTATATCAAGCTGCTGGTTATCGGCCGTATTTACTGTGGTTCTAAAGCCAAAGGGCTTGATGTTGAGATAGCTGAACTCGAGTTCTTGCAAGAGTGGCGAAACTTTTGCAACTCAAGTGCGTTCGGCAATATCTCGATCCTGTCTGTTTCCACGTCTCAACAACAGGAAGCTCCGGATGGTTGGTTTATCTCTGAATGTCGAGCAGGCCCATTTGATTTAGCCGGCGAAATAGATTGGCTACCTGTTGGGCCAAGTGAGTTGCCAGATGAGATTTCCGTTTCGCAATCACCGGAGGTCGGCTTTGGCCATGAAGACGATTATTTCTCTGTGGACGAGAATTTCTAATGGGTCATACGCATTCGCAACTTGTTCGCCTTCTCAGTGAAATGATCCAGTTTGGCACCATCATCGAAGTGCAAGCTAAGCCGCTGCGCTACAAAGTTCAGTTTGATGAACACCGCGTGAGCGGCTGGATTCCCATGAACGTTAGCCACGCTGCCGAGGTGCGCAGTTGGAAGCCACTGCAAGTGGGTGAGCAAGTTGTGGTGCTAAAACCGTTTGGCGCACAAGGGGGCGTGATTGTTGCCAGCCTAAACCAAACCAAGTTTGACCAGCCCAAAGATAAACTGAACCTCTATTACCACGAGTTTCCTGATGGCACCTGGCTTGAATACGATATGGAAGAACACAAGCTGACAGGCCACGTCGAGGGCGATTTGATCTTAACCACGGCAGGCAACGCAAAGCTGACTGCAACACAGAATGTGGAGCTAAAAAGCAGTGGTGATATGACTTTCAATAGCGAAGGTGCGATGACCTTCCATAGCAAAGGGCAAATGAGTCAATCAACAGACTCTTCGATGAGTCTGTCCAGCAAAGGCGCAATGAGTCAATCCACAGAGCAAGCCATGAGCATTCATAGTAAGGGAGAGCTAACTCAATCGACGGATGCAGCTATGAACTTACACAGCGCAGGTGAAATGACGCACTCCGCGGATTCTCCGATTAACATCAGTACACCTCGATTGAACCTTAACTGATATGTGGACGCCAGAAGAACCGCTGCTACTAGAAACGCTGGACACGGATGTTGATCAGCGTTTCTCGATCTATTACCAGGATGAAACCGTTGAAGTGTCTCGGTATGAAGTGACATTTTCTCCTTACTTTCCGGATGTTTTCAGTGCGCAAACCAGTGCGCAGTCGGTTGAAGTTCTTATTCACGATATGCCGTTGCTCTTTCGGCCACAGTTTATTGAATATCTTGAGAACGGCGTGCTCACTCGTGTTTTTTCCTGGCCTGATTTACCCCCTGGTAAGGATCTGGTTGAGTTTCGTCCCTCGGAACAATCCACCATCACGGTTAGTGTCACGGTTGAAGCCTACGGCACACAAACGGATGATACCGGACAAGAAACCGAATTCTTTACTTCTCGCTCTTGGAACGTAGTGCTTCACCACGATTACAGTTCAGGTAAACAAAAGCTTGAGGAGTACATGCATGCCAGCAGCATCCCGACAGGGTGACGGTTGTACCGGACACGGTGCCTTTCCGCCTCGCACATCAACAAGCGGCAGCGGTAACGTCTTTATAAACGGTAAGCCTGCGTTAAGAGTGGGTGATTCATGGGCGGTTCACTGTAATCCTTCTCCTTCCTGCCACGCAGGAACTCAAGCTACAGGCAGCTCTACAGTGTTTGTGAATGGTCAAGCACTGGCACGCATTGGCGATAGTGTCGATTGTGGCTCTGCTGTCGCGGCAGGTTCTCCCAACGTCTTTGCAGGGTAAATCATGTCAACCGGAATTCATGAAATCACAGGTGAGCTCATCACAGGTGTAGAAGAATTGAGGCAGCGCATTCAGCGTTGCATGCGAACTCGTCGCCGAACCGTGCCACTTAATCGCAGTTTTGGCTCGAATCTCCCAGAACGAGTGGACCGCAATATCACGCCAGAGCTTGAAATGGATATCTATGCCGATATCGCTGAGATGCTGGCACACCCTCCCAATGGCTTTGTTGACGAGCTAAAACTCAACAAGGTTTGGTTGGAGCGCGGTGAGAATAGTGTCTCCATTTCGTTAGACGTAACGCTGCTGTTTGATGGCAGCGTTGAGCGCATCACAGGGCTTCGAGTTTGAGTCAGATTGAAATTCCTCAGCTACCGCCACCGGAAGTGGTGAAACAACTCGATGCAGCAAGCATTCGAGCGCGCATGCTTAATCGCTATGCGCAGCTGATGGGTATCGATGCTCCAAAAGTGGGAGACCCACTCTACAACGCTTTTTCCGCTATGTCTGAAGAAGTGACACGTGCTAGGCAAGAGTTCCAAGACATGAGCTTGGATAACATGGTGGCATTTTCCGGTGGCGCGAATTTACAGCACTTAGGCGCAGCTCGCCCAGTTGAAAAATATGACACTGAAACGGATGAGCAATATCGCCGCCGCGTTCAGATGGCACCGGAAGGATTCAGTACCGCAGGGCCAGATGGCGCTTATATTTTCCACGCTTTGAATGCCCATGAAGATGTGCTCGATGCTTTCCCGCTTAACCCCATTGATCTGCAAATTCACCTCTACATCCTCAGTCGTAAAGATGAGGGTGTGGCGACACCAGAGCTCTGCCAGATTGTTTTTGACAATCTCGATGCGCAAACCAAAAGGCCATTAAGCGATCGGCTATTTGTTCTACCTGCTGAAATTTCCCGTTACCGAATAGAAGTTGCCCTGCATATGCCAACTGGCCCTGGCGAGCAACAAACGCTCCAGTTGGCACAGCAGCGTCTACAAAAGTTGGCGGATGATGCACACCGCTTGGGTGGCGATGTGTCGTTTTCCGCCATTTACGCTGCTGCCCACGTAAAGCGCGAAAGTGCAGACAGCGTTTACCAACCTGTTTCAAAAGTTGAGCTGATTGCCCCGCAGGAAGAGATCGCCTGCTCCAAATCGCAAGCGCCATATTGCTATGAAATTGTGGTGAGAAAGGCAGGTGCATGATGAATGGCGAATTCGTAACGACTTTACCGCCTTCAGCTTCAAAGCTTGAGCGCGTCTTAGAGCAGATATTTTGGGAAGAGATTGGCTTGATTGAGCGCGATATTCGCGATTTTCTCAATCCGTGGGCGTGTCGAGAGGATCTTCTGCCTTATTTGGCATGGGAGCTTTCTGTCGATGACTGGGATGACAGTTGGCCGATTGAAACGAAACGCCGAGTCTGCGCCACTGCACTAGATATCCATATTTATAAAGGTACCCGCTACGCGATTGATAAAAGCATTGAAGCTATTCGTGCCGACTCGCTCAAAGCGGTGGAGTGGTTTGAAGATGAAGAAAATCTCATTCCTGGTCAGTTCCGCGTCGACTTGATTTCGGAACAATCGCCAGTCGATGCGTCTACCGTTCCTGAAATTGTTCGAGCCATTCAACATTCAAAAAATACCCGCAGTCGTTTGGTCGGTGTATCGATTAAGAGTCGGGTAGAGAACCCTGAAAAACACATTTCGATGAGCAGGCAAGCCCTGCAAGTCCGTTCCGGCCCTTGGAAAATCAGTTCCATGGTGAGTTCATCCAGCAGCGCGATGGCGTGTTTGTCTCGCGTTGCTGTCGTGGTCCGCTCTGGGCCGCTTCCGTTAGTTTTGGAGTAAAAACATGGCAGATTTAGTTCCTGAAAGCGAACAGCAATATGGATCGATTTTAACGGTATTAGGCGAGTCTGCTGAGCAAAACGGCAAAATGCTGAAAAAGCCCGTTGAGTTCACTCACATTGCCTTCGGTGATGCCAACGACACCTATGTACAGCCCGACAGAAAATCCCAGTCACTGGTCAATGAGCTGTATCGTATTCCGGTCAATTCGGTTGACGTTCTGCAGCCAACGCCTGATTCCGTGCCGATTTTGAAAGTAGAGGCACTGATACCGGATGATATCCACGATGTCGTTATTCGCGAGTTCGCGGCTGTCGCCACCTTTAATGGCCAATCTTATTTTCACGCTGTAGGCAACTGCGCCCGTGTCTATGTGCCCAATCCCGTCAACAATGGCCAGTTAAATAATCCAGTATCGCTTGAAATGACCTTTGTGATCACCAGTGCGGATCCGATTGTCGAAATGGACCCCAATGTGATTACAGCGAGTCGGGATTGGGTTAACAAAAATGCTGGATATAAAACAAAAAACCCGATCCTCCGGAACATCGGTGATAAGTTGCGTGAAAATTCATCAGTACGGGATATGGGGGAAAATCAGGGTGATGACACTGAAAATATAAAAGCATTATCAAGCGTAGGCAGTATTGATGACAGTGATGCTCATGACTTTGTAATTCAAAAAGATCACACACTGCTCTCTATAGAAGATGATAAGAAAATGAGTTTGCTAGGGGCTTCATTTAAAGTCCTACCTCATGATTATTCGGCAGGCTATCTACCTGGGGACTGGGCTCGATATACTTTTATTCACTCAAAAGCATCACGCAATACTGCTATAGGCATGACATTTGATGGCAATGGAGAATTTACAAATTCAACTCACCTTCCAGATGAGGTAAATATCCACTTTCAGCCGATGTCGTTTTACGGGGAAGGCCGAGAAGAACGAACGACGAACAATCGCGCATTCTTTAATGATGTATTAGGCTGTGGCGGTCATTCATACATGTGGGGAAATTCAGACAACGCATGGATGTGCTTCAACTATGCAAGTGGCCATGCGGGTTCTGGTATGGCAGGTGGAAACCGTAATGCAATCATGATGGGCAATATCCTTCAAGATGGTTTAGATGCTCATCTGGTTGCGAATACAGCGGAAAATGTCCTTATCTCTGGTAATGTGACAGATATGAATGCAAATGGTGGTGTTTGCGATATCGCTGGTTCTAAAACAGTCGCGTTCACAGGGAATGTCGGCTACGGTGGAACTAATACAGGGGTATGGGTGATTAAGTCACCAAACAGCGGAGAAACGTATCAGGATGTCACTGTCACTGCAAATTTGCTTAAAAACAACTCTCGCTACCCGCATAGATGGCAAGGTGAAATCACAGCAGGATTCAGAGAGCCAACCGAAGAATTCTCAGGTGAGAATTTATCCATACTTTCGAACCATCTACATAGCGTAAATAACGGTGTTGATTTAGTTGATAACGCTGTTGTATTCGTTGGATACGGTACGAAAAAAACCGTATTTGCAAATAATGCAATTTTCGGTACTACAACTCTAAACTTTCCGACGTATCAGTTCCGAGGTGCAGAAGATGTCGCTGTATTAAACAATACGTGTTGGCAAGACAGGCAAGCTCTGGCTTGGTTTGAAGATTGTAAAGGCCGTATTGTATGGAAAGATAATGTTAATAGCAGAGTGCATCCTGAGTCACCACAAGTACCAACAGAAATGGTTGCTCAGGATGGACGTATTTTCTACTCAATCGTTAGAAAGCTAAATCCATTACAAGGAATAATTGCTTTCGAAATAAAGATGCCAGGTGGAATAACTAACGATATTGTAGAGCTGAGAGTAACGCAGCAAGGGTCTACAGGCATCGTCCACAAACGGTTGTATGTTGAAGGGCATGAATTAGCAGTTCCGATTATTCATCAAGAAGATACGTTAGCAAAAGTTGGAGCTTTGCCTCCTGATGTTGTCATTAACAAAGAAATTGGTAAATTTGTTATTACATGTCGAAATGAGCATCCGACTACAGTATTAAACTTGTCATTTTCAATAGAGATTACAACGCAGGATGACAAGGGTTCGCGTCTTGTTCCAAGATTCATATCTATGGTCGGTTAGGCTCGCTATCTTTTGTGTTCAGAACAATTCACCCTCCCAACAACTTCAATAACACCTACCATAAAAACTCAATGATGCCGCTGAAGGTGAGTTTTCTTTCTACAAGAGGAACCCAACCATGGCATTTAAACATGGCATCTTCGGGTCTACAGACGAAAGCGGCGTGCGCCCAATGCTCATGGCAGACACCTCCTTTGCGGTGGTTGTCGGAACCGCTCCTGATGCAGACCCTTCTGTTTTCCCTGCTAAAAAACCTATCCTGATTGCTGGCAACCCACACAAGTTGGCCAAACTGGATATGGTGGGCAATAAGGCGGGAACCCTGCCGAACTTCATGGCAAGTGTCTACGACCAAAAACGCTGCTCAATCTGCGTGATTCGTGTTGAAGAAGGCGCCGATGAAGCGGCAACCATCGCCAATATCATTGGTGGTGTTGATCCAGCAACGGGCGAAAAACAAGGTATTGAGGCGATTCTCGATGTGCAGGCGATTACGGGTAAACGCCCGCGGCTGCTGACTGTCGCTGGTTATTCGCATAACCAATCAGTGCTGACCGCGCTCTTGCCCATCGCGACCCGTTTGCGCTGCAAAGTCTTTGCGGACTGCCCAGGAAGCACTTACGAAGATGCCGTGGCGTATCGTCAGCTATGGGGTGATCGCCGTTTAGAGCTGTTCTGGCCACGTGTTCGCAACAAGTTCGATGAACTAGTACCAATGTCAGCGTTTGCTCTGGGTGTTGAGATTCAAAAAGACCAAGACCCAAACTACGGCTACAGTGCGTCAATCTCCAATCTGCGCATTAACGGTGCGCTTGGCACTGAGTTCCCTATCGACTACGCAGACGGCGACACGAACTGTCTATCTCACCTGCTGAACGAAAACCAAATCACGACCATCATCAACGATGACGGTTTGCGCCTATGGGGGAACCTAAGCTGCAGTGATGATCCGAAATGGCAGTTCAACGCCCATGTTCGGGTAAATGACATGGTGCTGGATATGGTCACCGCTGGTCTTAAGTGGGCACGAGACCGCAAGATCCTCACCACATTCGTTGAAGATGTTGTCGAGTCAGTGCAGAACGGTCTCGATGGTGAAGTGCGCGCTGGCCACATGTATGGCGCGAAAGCGTGGGCAGACCCAGACCTCAACCCGCCTGAGTCGATTATCGCAGGCAATTTCTATCTCGATTACGACTTCACACCGCCAGGTCTTGCACAGGCGATTCACGTAACGAGTCATTTCACCAACGATTACGCTGACGTGATCTTCAAATAAGGACAATCACCATGGAACGCAGAACTCCAAAGATGTTGGTCGATTACGCTTGGTATCAAGATGGCGTTGGCATGATTGGCCTTGTACCGAAAGTTAAATTGCCACCGCTCACTCGCGTGGTGGAAGAGTACATTGCAGGCGGCATGGTTGGCCCTATCAAAATTGATATGGGAACCATGGAAACGGAAGACGTCGAAGTTACCCTGGCAGAACCAAACCCAAGCACCATTAAGCTGTTTGGCCTGACCTCGGGCAATGAAAAGCCCTTTACTTTCCGCGCTGCTTACAAAGGCTCTGGTGCGGAAGTCGATGCGATGAAAGTGCAGATCTATGGTCGTGTGATTGGCATTGACCTAGGCGAGCTCGAGCGCAAGAAGCTGACCGAAGTCAGCTGCAAAATCACCTGGACCAAACTCAAGATGGAATACAAAGGTGAAGTCTTGGCAGATATCGATCTGATCAGCGGTAAAGAAGAGATTGGCGGCGTCGACCGTCGCGCCGGCATTAACGCGGCATTGGGTATTTAAGAGGTAACCATGAACAAATATCTACCGATTAACATTGTGCTGCAAGTGGCCAAAGAGTTTGATGGTAAGCCGTTGACTCAACTGACGATGCGACCGCCAACGACGAACGATGTGATTCTGTCTCAGCACCACGCGACTCGAGTTATGGCCGATGGTTCAAGCCACATGAATGAAGCAGAAGCAGAGATGCATCTGTTTGCGGCGCTAACGGGCACCACTCGAGAGTTTATCGGCCAACTGGAGTACTACGACTATACCCAGTTGGGAAAGGGTTACGACTGTTTCCTATTGCCACTGCCTCAGTATGCCGCCAGATGTGCCTTGCTCTTTCCCGATTCAGCAACGGCGTCTCCTTCACCGAGCTTAGAAGCCTCAGCATCGGAGAGCTCAGCGACTGGCTTGACGACTGCAGAAAGCTAATCGACGCACAATCTGACGACGATGATGAATAGGAAATGCCATGACAGATAAAACTCAAACTGTCGGCATTGGAGTGGAAGCCCGGGTTGACCGCAGTGTCTCTCGGGCTTTTTCCGATGTGGAACAGCAAAACAAACGATTGGGGCGAGAAACGCAAAAGCTCGAGCGCGATACTCGGCAGCTTGGCAACGAAAGTGTACAAACGGGTAGCCGAGTCGGTGGGCTAGGGCGCTCGATTGGTCGGACTCAAGCTAACTTAAAAAAATATGTTCAAAGCGTCGGGCAGGCCATCCGCAAGAATGACTTGCTGCGCCGTTCTGCCACTGGCGCTGGCGAAGCGATTGATAACCTGGTTGGTAATCAGTGGTCAGCCTTGGCCACAGGCGCTGCAGGCGCAGGCTCTGCCGTCGCTGTGATGGGGCTTGAAGAACGTTATGAGCGTTTAGGTATTCAAGCCGGAAAATCGCGTGAAGAGATGGCCGCTCTGCGCAAAGAGATGTTTGCGACTTCCCAGCAAGCGGACATTCGAGTCGATCAAGCCGAAATGCTTTCAGCCGTTGAAAAAATTGTTGAGAAGACGGGCGATCTCAAATTTGCACAAGAGAACATGGCCAACATTGGCCGAGTTATGCAAGCCACCGGTGCGGCTGGTTTGGATGTGGGCGAAATGTTTGCCGATATGCGCGATAAATTCGGCCTTAAAAATTCCGACGAGGTATTGAGTGCCATCGATACGTTAGTGGTGCAGGGCAAAGCGGGTGCATTTACCTTGCAAAACCTAGCTGCAGAAGGCGCATCGGTCTCCGCAGCCTATGCCGCAATGGGGCGAACCGGGCCGAAAGCGGTGCAAGAGATGGGGGCCATGCTGCAAATCGCTCGAATGGGTTCTGGCTCTGCTGCAGAAGCCGCCAGTGCGATGGAGTCCGTTTTAGCTGACATCACCGCCAACTATGAAGACATCGAAGCGCTAGGCATTCAGGTATTTGATGAAGAAGCGTTGGCTCGTGGTGAGAAGAAGTTTCGAGATATTCCGAGCATTCTCAAAGAGATCATGGATGCAACGGATTCCGACATTACCCAGTACAGCGAACTCTTCGGCGATGAAGCCATGCGCATGATGAAAGTGCTGGCCAGTGCAGACGGTAAAACCAAGCTCAATGATTTCCTCGCTATTGATGGAGATGGCACTGCAGTGCTGCAGGACTCTGCTCGAGCAGCGATGACGGCGAACGCCGCCATGATGAGCCTTAAAACCGCTTGGTTGAGCTTTGCTGATGACAACTTAGCCGAACCCATTGCCGACGTGGCTGATGCGATTAACAGCATTGACCCTTCAACGATGCAAACCACGCTAAAAGTAGCGACCGGACTTGCGGCAACCTTGGCGGGGATATGGGCAACCCGCAAGGCAATGCGAGTTGGCAGCAGCATTATGGACTTTGTCCGTGGCGGCAGTGGTGGTGAGGGTGGCTCGCCAGATTTGCCAGGTTCTGCAGGCGTGCAAAAGGTTTATGTCACCAACATGCCTAGTGATGGTTTGCCTTCTTCCGGAGGCGGTCGCCGCCGCCGAGGTGGGCGAGGTCGGGCCATTCGACCAAGAGCAGGCGCTTTAGGCAGTGCAGCACACTTAGCGCGAAGCGGGGGCTCATTGCTTTCTGGCGCTGCAAGAAAGTTGCCTTATCTAGGCGCCGCGCTCGGGATTGCGGATATAGGTGCAACCTTGATGGACAGCTCACTATCCGGTGCAGATAAATCTCGTGAAGTTGGCGGAACCATCGGCAATATGGGCGGCATGGCCGCAGGGGCAATGGCAGGCGCTGCTCTGGGGTCCGTTGTGCCAGTGATCGGCACGGCTATTGGTGGTGTTATCGGCGGTGCATTAGGTGGGCTGGGCGGAAGTAGCATTGGCCGCTGGATTGGTGGCTGGTTCGGCGGTGATGATAAGCCGAAAACCGATGTGGCCGACTCAGCGAAGAGTGCTCAAGTTGTTGCCGCTTCGCCGAGTGTTTCCTCAGCCAAAACTCCACCCTCAACCTTTGCGCCGGTATTCCATATAACCGGAGATGTGAGTAACGAACAGATCCAAAAACTGGAAGCAATGGTTGTTCGAGTGAAGAAGCAGCTCGATAGACAAAGTCGCTCTGGCGGCCCAGCATTCGCAGACTAGGAGAACTTATGGCAGATGTCATGATGGCGTTGGGTGATTACCGTTTTTCCATCAACACCGCAGCGCTGAAAAGCATTAGTGAAACCCACTCTTGGCGATGGGCCGATCACAACGTCGCCGGAGCAAAACCCAAACCGCAGTTTATTGGCCCCGACCTTTCCTCGCTGCGCTTTATGGGCATGATCTACCCGCATTTTCGTGGCGGTTTAGAGCAAACCGACAAAATGAAAGCCGAAGGCGACAAAGGCGCTCCGCTGCGTTTGGTCGATGGGACAGGGCGAGATTGGGGTTACTGGACCATTCGCCAGCTGCAAGTCGAGAAGCAAGAGCTCTTTACCAAAGGGGTAGCAAGAAAAATCGAATTCACAATTGAACTGAAAGAACATCCGGAAGGTGACGCATGACAACCTACATCACCAAAGAAGGCGACCAGATTGACGATATCGCCGACCGTTATTACAACGGCTTGCCCGGTGCGTATGAGCAGGTGTTAAAAGCAAACCGAGGGTTATCGGCTTTGCCGCACCCGTTGAAAGCGGGTATCGAGATACACCTGCCTAAACTTGAAGCGCCAACCGCCGAAGAGGAGATTAGCCTGTGGGATTAGCCGCGTTCAAAATCGTCGCCGATGGCAAAGACATCACCGATGTCATCAAGCCGCGCTTTATTAGTTTGAGCATTACCGATGAAGCCGGCACAAACTCAGACAGTTTCACTCTGGTACTCGTGGACGATGGCAAAATTGCCTTTCCTAAGACTGAAGCCAAACTGCAGATCTCAACCGGCGAAAACAATAAGGCACTCACCAACCGAGGCACCTTTGTTGTGAACTCGGTGAAACTGAGCAGCCCAGAGCAAACCATCACCCTCTCGGGGGATGCGGCCAACCTATCCGGCGAGTTCAAAAACCAGCGGGATCATACTTGGGAAAACACCACGCTCAAATCTTTGGTTGAGACCGTTGCTTCTCGATGCGGCTATCAACCAGCGGTGGCTGATGCCTATGCGTCGGTGGAAATCGTCCATCGTTTGCAGACAGGCCAGAGTGATGCCGACTTGCTCACCGAACTGGCGGCAGAAAACAACGCCACCATGAAAGTGGCCCAAGACAAACTGGTGTTTTTCCCCAAAGGCGACAACCAAAGCGTGAGTGGTAAAACGCTCTCGGCCATTGCGGTGCGGCTTACCGACCAAGTGCAAGCGACCATTACTCTCTCTGGCGCGGCCAAGTTTGATGCGGTTGTGGCCAAGTGGCGAGATACTGATTTGGCCGAAACCAAAACCGTGCGAGTGGGGGAAAGCTCCGGTAAAGCCAAAACCCTGAATACCCTGTTTCAAGATGAAGCGACCGCGCGTTCTGCCGCCGAAACCGAGCTGCACAACCTAAAGCGAGCAGAGTACACCTTGGAGATTGATGAGTTACCGTTTATTCCTGGCATGATTGCCGAGCGTAATATTTCGCTCAGTGGTCATCACCGTTCCCAGTTCAACGGCGAGTGGATGTGTGAGAGCGTCACGGAAACGTTAGATGCAAACGGCCACTTACTCAGCGGCCGCTTTGTTGCTCCGAAAACCGAGATCGGACTTATTCCAGCTTTAAAGTAATGCATCTTGTTGTGTAGCGCTGGCGTCTAGTAATAATATAGTTTTATTACTTAAGTGAAGGTGAATGAGTCGATGTCAGAAAGGACACAAACAACAGGATTTAAAGTTTTTAACCCTTATTTAGGCGAGGTGGATACAGAAATTGGTAAATTAGCGGTTTTTAATTATGTTGTTCGCGCCAATTTAGACCTAATGAAATCTTTTAAAGGTGACATTGAAGGCCTATCTGGGGAGGAGTATCTTCGGTTACTAGCTCGGTTTACCTGCTACCCAATAGATGCATTATCAGAAGAGAAACAAAGACCAGATAGCTATGTTTTAGACGAAGAACTCTGCGCTAACCTGAGCCTCAGCAGTCTAGAAAAGATTGCAAGCTTAATTCTGAGTGTAGTGGTCAACTAG